AAAAAATGAGTTATAATTATGCTTTAAGACCTGGTACTACACAGAAACTTAATACTAATAATTCTTCAACAGCTTCTGCTGCATTTGGTTCACAAACTGAATACATAAGAGTAGTTGGAGATGCTAATTGCCATTTTGTTTTAGGTTCTTCACCTACTGCAAGTGCAACATCAGCTCTTTTACCATCTGGCGAAATAGAAATATTTAAAGTTTCACCTGGCGAAAAGATTGCAGTATTTCATGGTACATCTACAAATGTATATGTTACTGAAATGAGTGCGTAGTGGCTAGACAAAAGTTTGTTCACTTTGTTCCAAGACCTAAACCAAAAAAAAGACCAAGACGACATAAAAAGGATTTGAACAAAAACGAAAAACGAATGGCTAAAAAAAATCGTTATAAAGGACAAGGCAGAGTATGAGAAAAGATATTACTATTGATGGACTACAAAAAACTACCTACATAAAAGATGACATGGAAGGTAAAATTGTAACCAAAGAAGAAGTTAATATTAATCCACATATTCAACATAATAAAAGATTATATAATCTAAATGATGGTTATTCTAAATCAAGAGATATGAAAAGAGTAGCCAGTATTCCAACAATAGCTTTATCTGTCTGGGCAAATGAGTATAATGGTAGTAACAATTGGTTTGGACTACCAGTAGATGTCCAAAAAAAAATATTAAAAAAAAAATTAAATTCTAATGAATTTAGATTATTTAAAACAGCAGAGGGTAATTTATAATGGCACTAACTAGTTATTCAACATTAAAAACTTCAATAGCAAATTGGTTAAACAGATCAGATTTAACATCAGAAATAGCAGATGATTTTATAGTTTTAACAGAAGCAGATTTAAATTCTAAATTAAGAATTAGAAAAATGATTACATCTACTTCTATTACAATAGATTCAGAAACAGAATCTATACCTGCTGATTTTTTACAGATAAGAGATTTCTTTATAACTGAAGGTGGAACTAAATATGCTTTAAAATATATTACACCTGCACAAATGGATCAAATCAAAGGAAGCTCTACTTCTGGTATGCCAAGTAGTTATACAATACTTGGAGATAATTTTAGATTTGCACCAATACCATCTGCTGCATATACAGGAACATTAAATTACTATGCTAAATTTCCAGCACTATCAGATTCAAATACTTCAAATTATATTTTAACACATCATCCAGCTATATATTTATATGGATCTTTATATCATGCTGCTAATTTTTTAGGTGGTATAGAACCAAGACAAGTTCAACAATGGCAACAAATGTATTCAACAGCACTTGAAAGACTTGAAAGAAATGATAGAGAAGATCAATATGGTAATGCACCCTTACAACAAAGAAGTGATGTGACTGTTGCTAGTTCTTTTAATGATAACTATGTTGCAATAACAAATAATAACCAATAGGAGAATAATGCAAGTACCTTTTGGCGAATGGCTACCTGACCAACCAGAGCATAACAATCCTGGTGCTAATGTTGCTAACAATGTTTATTATGCTTTAAATTCTTATAAAAGATTTCCTTCATTAGTTAATTATTCTACAAACACAATTACAAAAAATTCAAGAGGTGCAGGTTCTTTTAGAGATAACTCTAATACAGTATTTAATTTTGTTGCAAATGAAGAAACTATTTTTGAATTAACTGGTGGAGCTTTCACAGAAAGAGGTGCAAGAGGAAAAGTTTTAAGTACAGCTTTTGCAACTTGCACAATTACAGTTTCAGACTATGCAAATATTGGTGCAAGTAAAACTGTTACTTTAAAAAAAAATGACAACACATCTATTGTTTTTACTTCAACAACTGGATCACCATCTACTAATGAATTTCAAGTTCAAACAAATAACGATACAACTGCTACAAATTTAAAAAATACTATTAATGGTCATGCAGATTTTTCAGCAACTGTATCAGGTGCAGTTGTAACTGTAACAAGAGCTGTTGTAGGTAATGTTAATTTAGTAAATGAATCATCTGACACAACTAGATTAACTGTAACAAGTTTTTATGGTGGAACTCCTTTAACTGGAGATGCAACAGATTATATTACATTTACTCAATTTGGTAATTATGTAATTGTAAGTAATGGAGTTGATGCACCTCAATTTTATTTAATGGGAACATCATCTTCTTTTACTGATTTATCAACTATAGGAACATCAGGTACTGTACCAGTATTTAAATGTTCAGGTGTCATAAGAGATTTTTTAGTAACAGGTAATCATGTTGGTGCATCCAATAGAATACAATGGTCTGGTATTAATGATATTACAACTTGGCAACCAGGAACTAAACAATCAGACTTGCAAGACCTACCAGGTTCAGGTGGACAGATTACACACATAACATCAGGAGAGATTGGTTATATATTTAGACAAAATCAAATAGTTCGTATGGACTATGTGGGTGGTGCAACTGTATTTAGACTTTCAGTAATCTCACCTAATAGAGGTGCAGTATTAGGAAGAACTGTTTGTCAAGATAATCGTAGAGTATTCTTTTATGCAGATGATGGATTTTTTGAAATTAATGGAGATCAAGTTTCTGCTATTGGTGCAGAAAAAGTAAATAGATTTTTTGATTTAGATTTAAACAAAGCATTTGCAGATAGAATAGTTGCAGCTACAGATCCATTTAATCAATTAGCAATTTGGTTATATCCATCTTCTTCTGATACATCTAATACTACTGGTATATGTGATAAAGTTTTAATTTATAATTATGCTACACAAAAATGGTCAACAGCCAATGCTAATGCTAGTACAATATTTTCTCAATTTGTTGGTGCTTATACAGTTGAGTTAATGGATATTATTTCAGAAAACCTAGACAATATTAATATTTCATTAGATACTGATTTTTGGAATGGAGGACAATTATTATTAGGTGCTATAGATAGTGATTTTAAAGCTGCTATTTTTTCAGGTACAGAAAATATAGGAGAAATAGAAACTTCAGAATTAGAGTTGTTTCCTGGAACAAGATCAAATATAATAGGTGTAAGACCTATTGTAGATGCTGAAGCAACTGTTACTATAAAAACTAGAGATAGATTATCAGATAACAGCACAGAATCATCTGTATCAAGTATGAATACAACAGGTATTAATCCAGTTAGACAATCTGGAAGATATGTAAAATTTAATGTAAAAATACCAAGTGGAGGAGCTTGGAAAGATGCACAAGGAATTGATATAGTTGCATCAAGATCAGGCTTGAGATGACAGATAAAACTGATATAGATAATGTTAGATATAGTTTTGAAACTCAAGAGTTCTTTCAAAGACAAATTGAAGAAGCTATCAATTCATTAATTAATGAAAAAAACCAAGAAAACAATAAAGCATATGCTTGGTTTCTAGGAGATTAAATGACAAGTAATATTAAAGATTATTCTACAACACAAGCTGACAATACTTCACTTAATGGTATTTCAACAGCAGAAGGAATGTTACCTTCCAATTTAAATAATGCCATTAGAGCATTAATGAAAAATACAAGAGATTGGTTTAATGATGCACAATGGATTGAATATGGTGATGGATCAGGTTCTTATACAGCAGCATACGCATCATCTACTTCTTTTACAATTGCTGGTGCTAATGTAACTTCAGTTTATCATGCTGGAAGAAGAATAAAATTAATTGCATCAACACCAGGAACTATTTTTGGAACAGTTAGTTCTTCATCTTTTTCAACCAACACAACTGTTAATGTAACATGGGATAGTGGTTCATTATCTAATGAAGCTATTACAAATGTTTATATTGGTGCTTTATCAAAAACTAATTCATCTATACCAACAGAAATTATTGGCACAACAAATATAAGTGATAGTGCTATTACAACTGCAAAGATTGCAGCAGATGCTGTTAATGGAACTAAAATTGCAGATGATAGTATAAATTCAGAACATTATGTAGATGGTTCAATAGATACAGCTCATATTGCAGATGCACAAATTACTACTGCTAAAATTACAGATGCAAATGTTACAACAGCTAAAATTGCTGCTGATGCAATAGATGGTACAAAAATAGCTGATGATAGTATTAACTCTGAACATTATGTTGATGGCAGTATAGATACTGCACACATTGCAGACTCTCAAATTACAACTGCAAAAATTGCAGACTCACAAATTACTTCTGCTAAAATAACAGATGGTGCAATTGTTAATGCAGACATCAATGCTAGTGCTGCTATTGATGCAACTAAAATACATGATGGCACAATATCTAATACAGAGTTCGGACATCTAAATGGTGTTAGCTCAAATATTCAAACACAACTAGATGCAAAAGGTGCATCAAATGCAAATTTAAATACTATAGGTGGTTTATCAAATTCAGATGGTAATTTTATAGTTGGTAGTGGTTCAACATGGGTAGCAGAGGCAGGTTCAACTGCTAGAGCATCATTAGGACTAGGAACTATATCAACTCAAGCTTCAAATAGTGTAGCTATATCTGGTGGAACAATTACAGGTCTTGGCTCACCTTCAGCAAGTTCAGATGCAGCTACAAAAAATTATGTAGATAATTTAGTTACAGGATTAAAAACAAGAATTATTACAAGAGTAGCAACAACAGCAAATATTAATTTATCAAATGCTTTAGAAAATGGTGATACATTAGATGGTATTACACTTGCTACAGGAAATAAAGTTTTAGTAAAAGATCAAACAGATGCTACTGAAAATGGTATATATAATGTTGTAGCTTCTGGTACTGCTACAAGAGATACAGATTATGATACTGTTGCAGAATTAGCAGGACAATTAGTTATTGTTCAAGAAGGTTCAACTAATGCAGATAAAATATTTTTATGCACTACTGATAACTCTGGCTCTATTGGTTCAGTAAATATTGTATTTACAGTTGTTCAACCATCTAATGTTGGTGATGTTACTCTTACTGGTACACAAACTTTAACAAACAAAACTTTAACTTCACCAGTTATTTCTGATATTGTATCAGTATCTAATGGTAATATATCTGTATTACCTAATGGATCTGGTAAAGTTTTATTAGATGGTGATGGTTCATCAGGTGGTGTGGCTGTTACAGATGGTTTAGTAGAAATTAAAACAGGAACTGGTAGTGTTTCTAAAGTAAAATTTTATTGTGAATCATCAAATGCTCATGCACAGACATTACAAGCAGCTCCACATTCGGCAGCTAGTTCAGCAGTTTTAACATTACCAACTGCTACAGGAACTTTAATTGGAACTGGTGATACAGGAACTTTACCATTAACTACTATAGATATTGATGGTGGTACAGATATTGGTGCAGACCTAACTACATCTGATCTAATTGTGGTAGATGATGGAGCTGGTGGTACTAATAAAAAAGCAGCTTTATCAAGAGTAGTAACATTAATGTCAGCTCAAGGATTTTCAACTGACGATCCAACAGCTCTTGCAATAGCTTTAGGATAATATATAAAACAATAATTAAGGAGTAACAAAAAAAATGGCGAACACATTTAAGACAGTAACATTTGCAGCAGAACCTGCTTCAGCAGGAACTCCTTATGTTATGTACACAGTAGCAACTAGTACGACAACAGTTGTATTAGGATTGGTACTTGCAAATATTCACACAACAGCAATCACAGCAGAAGTAGAATTAGTTTCTACAACATCAAATAGAGGTGGTGCTAACAATGTAGCTAATGGCACATCAATGTTAGTTAAAGATGTATCTATACCATCTGGAAGTTCATTAGAGCTTTTATCTGGTGGTAAAGTTGTATTAGAAGCTGGAGATAAAATTCAAATAGATTGTTCTGTTGCTGATAAATTATCAGGCACACTTTCTATAATGGAAATTACATAGGAGTTTTAATTGGCTTATATTGGAAACAAACCAGCTAACAAAGCAGTTGTTGCAAGTGATCTTGATCCAGCAGTTATTACTGGTCAAACAGCTTTAGGTGCAACACCAGCAGATACAGATGAATTTATAATTTCTGATGCTGGAGTTTTAAAGAGAATGGATTATTCTTATATCAAAGCTACTTCTGGATTAACTCAATTAGCATCAACTGATATAACATCTGGAACAGCAGCTATAATTTTTAACAGTTCGGTAGTTACTGCTTTTGATAATTATTTAATAATTTTAAATGGAATTAAAACAGCATCTGCTGCTGCAAATGGTGCTATAATGTTTAGCACAGACAATGGTTCTAATTTTATTGGTAGAACTAGATTTACTGCAAGTACAATAGATTTAGAATCTGGAAGTGTTGGTTCTGCACATACTGGGACATTTTCTTTAAATTCAGTTACTAATCCAGTTATGTTTGACAACCACAATACTGAACCTTTATGTGGAACTTTTTATTTTCAAAACTGCAATCCATTAAACGATAATACTTATTCTATTCATGCTAATTATATATCAAGTTATACTAATCAAAATAATACTGAATATCAGCAAAGAGGTGCAGTTATGTATGATGTTACTGCTGGACAACAAATTAATTATTTTAAAGTTGTTAATGCAACTGTAAATATAGATGAAGGCAGAGCAACTTTATATGGATTTAATCAATAGGTAAAAATATGAAAATAAATATTAATGGAGTAACTAGAGATTGCACACCAGAAGAAGAAGTTAAAATATTAGACGAAAGATCAAAAGTAACTATTATTGAAAAATCTTATGGAGAAGAAAAAGCAGAAAAAAAAGCATCTGGTAAACAAAAATTAAAAGACTTGGGATTAGATGATGATGAAATCCAAGCATTAATAGGAGTATAGATGGCATATATAGGTAGAGAACCACAAGTAGGAAACTTTCAAGTATGTGATGATATTACAGTAGTTAATGGTCAAGCTGCATACACTATGCAAGTAGGTGGAGTTAATGTTTTACCAGAAACTGCTAATCATTGTTTAGTATCTTTAAATGGAGTTTTACAAAAAAGTAGTGGAACTTCTCCATCTTTTACAATATCTGGTTCTACAATTACCTTTGCATCAAACCTAGTTACAGGTGATGTTATAAACTTTATTCATATACTAGGATCAGTTCTTGATCTTGGTGTACCATCTGACAATACAGTTTCACTTGCCAAACTAACAGCTACTGGAACTAAAGATGCTACAACCTTTTTAAGAGGAGATAATACTTTTGCTGCTGCTGGTGGTGCTAATACTCCAGCTTTTAGTGTTTATAGAAATGGAACTCAAAGTATTTCAAATAATACAGAAACTAAAGTTCAATATAATACAGAAAATTTTGATACTGATAATAATTTTGATAATTCTACTAACTATAGATATACACCAGGATTTTCTGGAAAAAGTTTTCTTGTAGCAAGTGTTAGACTTTTTGGTGCAACTGATTTTGATAATTATACAATAAAAATTAGTAAAAATGGAACAGGTGTATTAAGACAACAAAATTCTTATCAACATTATGAAAGTACAACAGTTTCAGGAATTGTTACTCATAACACTACAGATTATTTTGAAGTTTTTATAAGTCATCAATATGGAAGTTCAACAGATGTAATGAGTGGAAGTGATGTAAGTTACTTTATGGGATACAAATTAATAGAATAAGAAGGATAAATTATGGCAACACTTTACACAAAAACAAAACTTTATTTAGAAGCTAATTCTAAAATTTGGAATGATACAAAAGTATCTTTGCAAAATGATGGCTCTGGAGATTACATTAAATCTTGGAGTTATGATATTTCCGAACCTACTGCTGAACAACTAGCAACTTATGAAACTGCTGCTAATACAGAAGAAGCAAACAACACAGTTATAGCAACAAGAAAATCTTTATATGGTTCTTGGGATAAACAATTAGAAGAAATTAATGAACAAGGTATTGATGCTTGGAAATCAAGAATAGCACAAATTAAATCAGATAATCCAAAGGAGTAAGACATGGCTCTACTCTTTGCAAATAATAATTCATTATCAGCAATCACAACTAAACCAAGTGGTTTAAGTGGTGGAGCATTAAACCTTATCTCTACACAAACTGCATCAAGCTCATCTACAATATCTTTTACATCTGGTATTAATAGCACCTATGATGAGTATGTGTTTAAGTTTTATGACATACACCCAGCAACAGATAATGTATCTTTTGGTTTTAATGGTTCAATAGATAGTGGAAGTAATTATAATGTAACTAAAACTACAA